GTGTTAGTTGATTGAATAATTTTTAATTTAGGATTTCTTCCAACCATCCATGCAGGAAGTAAGTAAGATGCAAATTCAGATTTAGTATGTCTAGGTGCCATGTTAATTATAACACGTTTAACTTTTCCATTTGCAATCTCATTAAATTTTTCTGCAACTTCTTTATGGTGTTTACCTTCTACAAAATCTGGCCAAACATGTTTTACAAAAGCCATAAAATCATTTCTGATTTCAGATTCTTTTTTCTTGTCTTTCCATTTAGCCATGTAAAGAGCTAGTTCTCTTTTTACATCAGGTGGCAGCTTTTCAAATTTCTTTAATTTATTTATGTCCATAAAAATGCATTTGAAAAAAAATTTTGTAAAATTTTTTCAGATATGTTTTAGAATCCAGAAAGTATTTTACGGCTTTAAATGTCTAAATCCTTGTCTAAATCCGAAACCTACGGGACCCCTTTTTGTATATGTATAATTGATTATTTACTAAATTGCAAATTTTGGATTTGGCTTGGTACCTCTATGCCTGCGACATTTTGTCGCAGGCATTTAACAACCACATAGGAGGGTATGTGTTCTGTAAATGTGGGTGCGACATATTGTCGCACCCTGTATTATTATCTTGACTTAATCTAACAAGACATAATACGCATCAATATTATTCTGTCTAAACCAGTTAAGGTTTTCTCTAACCTTGTCCCATAGTTTAGATCCACCCCAACCCAACTTCATATCTTCCTGCGTTGCTAAGTATTCATAATAAAAAATAGCATCATGTTTCTTAGCCTCTTCTTTAGTTAACCAAATAGACTCACCTGTAAATCTATTCTCTCTCTTGTGAGTCTTCTCTGAATTGTCAACTACTAGTTTTGGTTTGTTCATACTTTCTCCTTTTGTTATTGGTCCATGATACCAGATTCCAGAACCATGGACCATTGTCAATATTGTCACACCTCTCTTTCTCTTATCCTTGTATCGTAATAAGTATAACCCCAATTAGTTGTATGTTTAGTTCTTTCTGGGTTTTCAATCGGTGTTTCTAGAGGCTCGGTTCTTGGTGCAATCGCAATGATTTGCTGAATGTATTTATTTGCAAACTCATTGTAACAACCATTACTGCAAAAATAAGAATACATATTAATATATTCTGGATGTAGTGTAAGCTTGCGAGTTCTTAAAACTTTTGAACCTTTGCTACCTCGCACTCGGTCAAGTGTGTGATTTGTATGGCAACTTGGACCATGGCACCAAACATGCTCACTCATTATTGTACCCTCTTATCTTCTTGGTCAAAAATTATTGTGTAATCTTTTGCAGTTCGATATCCTTGTGCGTCAATATCAAAGTAAGTTAATAATCTATTACCTTGAGATGATATCCACTCACGACATTTTTCATTCCATAATGCCTTTCTGAATATTCTATTCTTATATTTTTCTGCGTTCCATGTTACTACAAAATTGTCATTGTTTTCTAATTTCATACTTTCTCCTTGTTAATAATTTATATTAACACAATGGCGAAGTTATCGCCATTGTGCAGATTGTCGCAGTTTAGTTCATAGCCTCATACTGTTTCCTTGCCAAGATTTTTGCCTCTCTTGACATATGTTTATTTTTCATGCCTTTAATCAAACTTGCAAGATTGCTAGGATTATAAATTGTTAGCCCTGTACTATTAGTTCTAATCAATTCTGCCTCATCAACTTGTATGCCAAGTTCTGTTGCAAGTTCAACTGCCTCACTCAAATAACGATATGCTTTCAATCCAATCTTTAATTGCTCACATTGTTTTTGAATACTATCAATCCAAGTTTGGTGTGCTGAAACTAAATTACCTTTAGCAACTCGCCATTGTTCTAATTGTTTGTACTCATCTTTAGTACACGCAATAGTTCTTGAACGACAATGAGAAGTTCCAATAACATCTAATTGGTATTGGTCATTAAAAGATTTAGTAATCCCACTACTATCATCATAATAACCCGAACGACTACCTAAAAATTTATCGTTAGCCTCTTGGTGTTTAGTTTTAAATGGATTGTCTTGTTTGCCCTCTTGTTCAGCAAGTATGTCGGCATTTAATCCATTTGCTTTCAACTCATCTCTATAATAAGCATAAGCAAACTTTCTGCCCTCATCATTTCCATATTCGCTACCATTTAGATTTCCATATAAACCAAAATCAAAATGAGATTTTGTTTCCTCATCTTCATTCTCATCATTGACTTCTGTGTGTGCAAAATAAAAACATTTATCTTTAGCAACCACATCACATGGACTTCCATACTTTTGTTTAAAGTGTCTTAACACTTTAACATCTTCTGGTGGATATGCTCTTTCAACTATACCTTTAGCAAGTTCAAATGCTTTTACATATTCAGTATTAACATTCTCTCTTGCTTGAAGATATGCCTCTCTTTCTTGTGTGTTTTCATTCTCAAACACATTTTTTATTTTATTGAACATCTTATTCCGAAGTTCAGTATTTAGTCTTATCTTAGACATATATTACTCCTTTGTTGATTTATTCAAATATTATCATAGTTAAAAATTTTTTAATATTTGCCAAATTGTCGCACCTGCGACATATTGTCGCACCTTGCATTTTTTTCTTGACTTGTACATTTTGGTCGCACCTGCATTTTTTTCTTGTAGTCAGGATTATCCTGTGGTATTATTTCAAAATAACTATACAGGAGAAATATATGAGTACACAAGAAATAATAGATATGTTTAAATCAGTTTATGAAATGATTAAACTTCATAAAACTTATACTGAACTTTTAGAAAAAAGAATTGCACTTTTGGAGAAAGCTAATGACAGAATTTAATTTAAACAAATATGCAACTCAAAGAGATTTATATAATGAACCCTCTTTAGAAACTGAACCAGAATATGAACCATCTTTATTTGGAGCAAAATATATTTGGTTCGGGTTTAAAGAAAATGCCTGCGACAATTTGGACAATATCATAAGAGATGAATCTATGGTATAGTTTGATTATTAGTCCCTTGCTGACTGAACCTTTTGGTATCGAGTTATGAGAGGGACTGATCCTAGGATCCCAAAGGTTTCGCTTATTAGCTAGTTAAACCAGGATCCTGGGATCAGTAGAAATATTGATCACGGATCTGTATCGTACGCTTTTTAGCTTTGATCGGTACAAATTCTTTATTTTTGTTTTATCATGGCATTAGTACTTCTTTGGAAGTGCTGATGCCTGGTCTAAGTTTAAAAGCACTCACTACCGGTGACGGTAAAAGAGGGACTTAGACCTGGTATCAGTGGTGATGACTGTGAGCATAAACACTATAACACGGGTGGAGACTTCGGAGGTGGCCTCTTCTAAGACGTTTAACAAGGGCAGTCAACGGCCCCGCGTAGCACACCACTGGTAGTAAAAAGTTATGAGAATATTTAAAAATGATTTAACACATTGGTTCATCCAGGACCATGGCACATTGCCGGCCAGTTACCTGAAGAGCTGCAGGAAGTTCTTTAAAGATTTAAGCATCAAGCAACAAGCGACAAGCGTGCGACATTTTGTCGCAGGACAAAATGACCCATTGACTCCGGGCTCAAGCGTCAAGCGTCAAGCGGTCGCATTGTGGCGTCCGGGAATTCGTGTTAAAAATATAAAAAGGAGAAAAATATGAATACACAAGAAGCTTTAAAAATAGTAGGAGGTTTAAGTAAACCCTCAAAGATGCCGGGCTGGGCCTATGGTATACCGGCGGCAGAATGCAAGACTGGAGGCAAATTAAAATTTGTACCAGGCAGCACCTGCGAAGGATGCTATGCGGACAAAGGTTGCTATGTCTTCCCGGTTGTACAAGCAGCTCAATATAGAAGATTAGAGTCAATTAAAAATCCATTATGGGTTGGAGCTATGGCTCTTCTAATTAATTCAAAAAAATCTAAATGGTTCAGGTGGCACGATTCCGGAGACGTGCAAGACGTTGATCACCTGCTAAAAATTTTTGCGGTTTGCAAACTTACACCGGATACCAGACACTGGTTGCCAACACGTGAAGCGTGGACGCAAGACTTCCTGGACCAGGTACCAGAGAATCTTACCTTAAGATTCAGCATGCCGATGGTAGACCAGCCAGCAGCAGGCAGCTGGGCCAACACGTCAACAGTTGTAAGCGGTGAAGGTAGAACCTGCCCGGCCCCTGATCAAGATAATGAATGCAAAGACTGCCGAGCATGCTGGGACCCTGTTGTAAAAAACGTTGCATATGGTAAACACTAAATATGTGGCATCATCCAAAATATTACGAAGAGCTGCGCAAGAAGCGCAAAGAGCTGGAAGCTTCCCTGGATCCTGAATCTGAGGATCAAGCGTCAAGCACCAAGCAGCCTCAAGCCTCAAGCGACAAGCATCAAGCCACAAGCGACAAGCCTGCGACAAATTGTCGCAGTGATGATATGATACATGAATCCTGAGGCTCAAGCCACAAGCGTCAAGCGTCAAGCAACGATAAATAATTTTCAATCTCCCTGAACCCTGAAACCTTAGGCTCAAGCGTCAAGCCACAAGCTACCAGGTTCCGGATACAGGAGCCTTCATAAAGTTTTGGAACCTTGCTTAAGGCATCCAAAACTAAGATAAAAGTATTGTATGGATGTTTCACATGAAACGCAATTTGATGTGGAGAAAATTTAATCTTGTTAGTTTTTGTAACTTTGAGCTCTAATGTAAAAAAGTGCCCGTTATTATTATAGACCAATAGATCAGGAGTGCCGGGAAGGCTAAGATTCTCCAGTCGAATGAGCGAAAATTGTTTAAAAG